TCAATGGCAAGCTCATTCTTGTACTTGTGCACGGACTGTTCGCCCCTTGCGTACAGACGCATCTTATGAAACTCTCTGAACTGGTCGTAGTACCTACAGCCGTTCCCGTCCTTCTTGAACCACTCATATTGTATGGCCTGCCCAACCATAAGGCCGTAACCCAAACTCTCCTTCTCCTTGTCTGTTGCAAACTGGTCGGGAAATCCCGCAGCGGAAACATTTACTGTTACTTCCTCCATCTATCGGTTTAATCGGCTGGATTTGCCTGAGTTATCGTATCTTGCAAAGTTAATGCTTATTTTTGACTGAACTTTCTGTGGTGTGTACAGGTTCTTCTGATTAGCCATAATAGCAAGCCCAGAACTGATTGAAGCATCAAACTTTGTCCTTGCGTTTATATCAAATCTTGCCCAGTCCTCAAGTGTTCTGTTGAATGGCATTGACCCCATCTCGTCAGGGTCTCTGAACGTACCCTCCAAGTCCATTCCGACATACTTCTCAATGTACGACTCAATTGCCGCAGCGTGGGACTGCTTCACATCCTCGCTCGTATTTGGTATGCCTCCAAGCTCTTTCTCTGTTGCTGAAAGCTTCATGGCTGGCTTATCTGGTCTGTTCATTGAATATCCCCTGTATCCCCTATTCTTCAGATGATACAATAACCTTGGTTTATTGTTCTCGGCAAGTATAGGCATACCGTAGAACACAAGCGCCATTAGAACCTCTTCAAAGAATATCTCAGCCGTCTGTGGTCTTGCTATGTACTGCAAAAAGAACTCGTTACTCGGAGCATCATCCATATTGAACTTGGTAAGCCCGTGTAGCGCTCCGTTTGAGCCTCCACCGCCTACAGTACCAGATATGTCGTATGAGTCACATCCGAACGAGCCTATGTGTTCATTCGCTGGATACTTCCTTCCATTACGCATCTCGTATCTGTTCTGCATATTTGCAGGAGGTATCCACGACACTAAGAACCTACCATTCTTGTCAGGAGTCCATATCACCTTCGTGTCCTTTATGCCATTCTCCCAATGGAATCGACCCCTTGTCAGGTGGTGTTCCTTTATCATGTTGTCGTTGTAGTCTATCTGCTGGTATATCTTGGTAAGATTGAACAGTGATGCCTTGCTCTCGTCTCTGAATGCGTGCGACTCGGTACGTGGGAACTGTCGGTAGAACTCGTTCAGTGCGTCAGCATCTCCCTTTAGAGATTGTACCTCGTTCTCCCAGTAGTCTATTGCGCCCATTTTTATCATGCCGCCATCGTTACCCTCAACTGGTGTTTTAGGTGTTCTGAACACTGGCATGCCGTACCTATCAATAAATCCCTCCATGTTCCACTCCATAGGAATGAACAGTTTGTACATGCCGCTCTTTGTCTGTCCGTTCGAGTTTCTTGTAGATGTATCAGAGTCGTTGTATAGCTTCTTGAAGTTGTCTCCCCCTTTGTTGAGTGCGTTACAGGTTGACCCCATCATACACTTACCAATAATCTTGCTGCCAAGGCGGAGACATGTCTTTGTCACCCTCCAATTGTTGAGTATGTTCTCAGGCTTCTCCCATTTTCCACTCTCGTCATGAATAAGAAGCAATAATTTCTCACCATCGTAACTGTTATCGGCAGTGTTCTTCCAGTCTATCGTAGTGTCAAGCCCTTCAAGCACATCGTCAGTGTTGTGCATGTTGTTCTTTGTAATCTTAGATGCTGGAACCCGATAAGAAAGCTCTGTCTTCGGCTTGTCCATACCATCCATGATAGGTTTGAAGAAGAACGGGTAGTTGCTGTTGATCGGGACGACCTTGTCGGTAAACATCTTCTTGGCATCAGCACCTGTCTTTGACAGTATTCCGACCCTTGCGTCTTTTGCAAGCGTTCCCGTGTTTACTGCTTCTGAAGACCCCATGAACGAGAATCCTGATCGTCTTATCTTAAGATACGACATGCCAAAGCATCTGTTATCAGTCTTACATGCCTCCCAGAATATGAAGAATATCCTGTTTGCCTCCCTAAAGTCAGGATGACCGATATCTATCTTTGTATGCTGAAGGTAGTTATAATGAGACCCAGTCACGTATGTTGCTATCCCATTGTTCCTGAACCAAAATCCGTATTCTCTCCTGTCGAACTCATCTTCAATATAGTCTACCCACTTATTCTTGAACTCAGACGGCATCTCGTTCCATTGGAATATGCTCTGAATCCTCTTGAGTTCAGAAGGGAGCTCGGATGGCTCCCAGTACTGCTCGGACTGTTTTCTGCTTCTTGAGTGGATACTCTCTGGTTCTAATGGGAGCGCAATATAAAGACCCTCTATCAGGTATACGTCTCCTATAGTGCCATCTTTCGAGATGATGACCATGTCGTACTTTTCATCGTATCCGTATTTCCAAGACTTAGCCCTATTTTTTTTGGATAGGACAGTACTTGGGACACGGTCTACTATGACCTTGTATATACTACTTTCTTGACCTTCTCTCTGCGAATCCTCCACTTGACTTTTTTTCTTCCTTTTCTTCAGGAGCGTTGAGCTTTTCCTCCTCGTCCTCTATCCGCTTCATTATCTCAAATGCATCGAATATGGCAAGCTTTTTAGTGGCGGCAGCGTTTTTCAACCTGTCCGCAGCAAGCTCATCCTCTGGGTCTGGCTTTATTATCTCCTCTTTTGCGACCTTGATGAGTTGATTCACAGCTATCCTCCCAGCTTTGATAATCTCCTCCCTTATAGTTTTTGAGTCCATTCTTATTGTATTTCATTTTTGGTGATGACCTGTCCCCTGAATATCTCCTACTCTTACCCATGACCGAATGAAAGCGTTATATTATCCGTAAACATCCGATACAGCTTCTCGCCATCAACCGTGAACTCATAGTCGCTGTTCGGTTTAAATGATATCTCATCGCCTTCTCTGAGTCCGAATGCCTCAAGCTCCTCATTGATGTATCTTATCGTGCCTATCAGTGGCTCCTCGGATACATTCTTGAAGATGACAGAATCTTTCTTATCTACTGGCTTAATAAAGCAGTACTTGTCATGAGCATTCCATCTGTCACCATTGTGATACATGAAGAACTGCATGTGGTCTACAAAGAACATGTCGTCCTTGAAGAAGCTTCTTCCGCTCTTCTGCCTGCCCTTCATGTCGTAGTAGAACTTGAACACGTTATGATGCACAAGTAGCAGGTCTCCAACCTTTACTGGGCCGTCATAGTTTATAGGCAACTCTACCACCTCTGCTATCCTCTGAGAGAATCTGTGGTCTTCCTGAGACGAGCTTACGATAAGCCCGTCCTTTACGTTCGCGTATCGCTTGCCGTCCTTTGGGCGAACGATGAACATATATGGGGATTTCATTTTAGAAGTTTATGTTGAACTCTATTGAAATTGGCATGTCCTTGAACTCTTTCCATAGCAGTATCTCTCCTCCGTCATTTGATATCCATATCCTGAAAGAGTCTATCTCCTCATGGAATTTTATAAGGTGTATCTCGTATTCACCACCTATCACTGGCTGACCTACAATGTAGTGCATCGCCTCCTTGTAGTTCGCCCCTACTGAAATCTTACGGATATCCATTAGAACGGTGTAGTGTCAATTGCCACTCTTCCCCATGAGTTTGTTCCAACGCAAACATAGATATATGTAGCGTCTACAGCTATCTGCCCAGCTGTGCCAGTATCTGTCGATGAAGATGGTACTGACTGAGAGAATATTACTTTCTGCGTAAACTGAGCCTGTTGAAGAAATGTCATCTCTCCAGTGCTTGCTATGTTTAATCGAGTAAAACCATTGGATAAAAGGGCTAGTCCATTGGTTCCGTTTACGGATCCACCGCTAGCCTTGCTCAACGTAAGCGTGTCTGCTATGTCAGCTGTACTGTTTGCATCAAGAACTCCGCTAACCGTTGTCGTCCCACCTAAAGTGCTGTCAAAGGCTGAGAATGTAGCAGCTACAGAACACTGAACAGCGGTTGGTGTTGCTGTGAATGAAGCTGTGTTGGTTTGAAAATTATCAGCCGTAACCGCTGTTGAAGAAACTATAGTTGAACCTCCTACAGATATGCTTGAAGACGGTAAACTAAGACCCGTTCCACTCGCTTTACTCAACGTAAGCGTGTCTGCTATGTCTGCTGTACTGTTAGCATAAAGAGCCATATTTAATGTTGTAATCCCCTCTACTGTTAACGCACCCCACTGATGATGAAGGCCAAAAACATCTAAATCACTTGCAAAATACACTGATCCAGCTGATACTGCTAAAGCCTGACCTGACGCCTTGCTCAACGTAAGCGTGTCTGCTATATCAGCAGGGCCTGCTGAATCAATCTCACCTAACGTAGACACTCCAGTAACCCCAAGCGTTCCGCCTATTGTGGTGTTTCCTGAGATGTCAGCCGTGCTGTTCAAGTCAAGAGCTCCGTTAAGCGTTGTTGCTCCTGCAACAGTAATACCTGTCGTGGTTGCCGATCCATTATCACAAACATCCTGAAGGGTTAGAGTTGACGAAGACATTATGTACGTCAATATATCAGACATCTGAAAGTTCTTGGTGTCTCCACCGTTCCCACCTTCCGAACCAATTACTATGTCATCAGCCGTAACTGGAGATGATATTGCGTATGCTGCCGTGTTGTTTATTCTTGCCATTTTACACTTTTTGAAGAGGTTGATTATCCTTCTTAGTAACTTCACCATTTGTCATGTTGATTGTTGAGTCAGCGCCATACTTCTCGATGAGTGCGTCCTCAAGAACCTTGAACTCGGCTTTGATTGTTTCTATCTCACCAAGCACCACCTGCTTGTTAAGCTCAAGATCACCAAGCGTCATCTTTGCCTGATTGAACCTCTCTCTTGCAGACTGAATCTGCTCTAACTCTGTTGTTTCTAATTTCATTGGGTTACAAATTTACGATATTTCTTCCTACACGAAATCCAACGTAGTGCTGTCCATTGAATCCGTAGTCAACGCTAAAATAAGACCTCCTTACGGTTGCCTGAACTCCAAGTCCCATAAGCGGTATATAATTGGACTTGAAGTCTGATATTAGACCTGCATTTGCGTGTACACCTAATGCCCACTTCAACGATGCTTTCTTTGGTGTGTAATCTATTGTAAGATTCTCGGTCAGGTTCTGGTAGTTCTGCCATCTCAAACGTAGTTGACCATCCAATGCAGTAGTATCATACTTAGTAACCTCCGTAAGCCAAGAGTCAATTATCTTAACAGTATCTATTACAAGAACGCTATCGTAGATATTGATGTACTCTATGTCATGTACGGTGTCATGTACGGTGCGCCAATGGACGAATCTTAGAGTGTCATATTTCCAGCGCTCGACATACTCAATTGTTGGAACTGGCTTCTCAATTACAGTGGTGATAGGCTTACCGCTTGTGTCACCGCAGCCCTTCCACGCAACTATCACGCCCAATAGGAATGCTATCAGGTAGGGTAGGTATTGGCTCATGAGATGTTTTGCTAAGTCGCTCAATTTTGATGGATTGAATTATGAGTATTATACATAGCGTGATGATTATCATTAGGAGAACTTTATGACCTCCATCAAAACTCATCACTGTGTCCAGAGTCCGTACTCAAGGACAACTGTTGACGCGCTTGCTGTCACCTCAAGACCTACAGACGCTTTAACAGGTAAAAATGCCCACTCCTCTGGGCCTAGCGTTCCAAAGCTCACGTTTGTTGCTGCCTCGGCAAGGTCAAGACTGTTTGTTGCGTCAGTGTTCTTCAGGTATACATAGGTTATGGCTGCCTTAGCTGCTGGTACAATAATCTCTGCTGAAACCGCCCCCACACTGATTCTACTTGTGTTCTGTACTGGGTTTGTTACCGTAATCGCATCGGTCTGCGATATAGCCAACGACTCAGACGTTGCGTCAGCGCTTGTGATGTTAAGTGTTGCCTGTATTGTTGCCATGCTACAAAGTTAGTTATTTCCTAAGTTTCTCATTGAACATCTTACGGTGGAAAAGATACGCCCACACGAACGTCATTGCAAGTCCTACATTCAATACTACTTCAGTCAGTGGTGGATCTGATAATGTAAGCACGTTCAATACGCTTCCAAGTATGATGCCTATCAATCCTAACTTGAGTGTCCAATGACCTACGAATGACCACTTGTGTACAACCTTTGTCTTATCACCGTATAGATATACGTACATCATTATGACGCTCACGCACATCACAAGATTTGATACCTCGTTAATTGCTATCGTTATCATCTTCGTGGAATATTTTCTTTGATAATTTCTCTACGCCCTTGAGTCCGATGTAACCAAGGATGAATGCAAGACCGTACTCTGTCTTTCCATTCAAGCCTGTTATCTCAACAACTACCTGAGTAAGATAATTGGCAGAGAATGTACCTGCGATGATACCAGCAATAGAAGACTTCAGATTCTTTGTGGCATCGTTACTTACTGTGACAAGTGATCCAGCGAGTCCTGCCAGCACAAAGGCAATGTTAATGCCTATTTCTTCTAAGAAGTCTTTCATAATATCAAGTTTTCTTAAATACTTACTGCACCGTAACTTTAATTTCAAACGTAGATGCTCTATTAACCACTTCTGTTTTGAC